TTATTCCAATCAAAATCATCTACACATAAAGCAGCAGCTTCTCCCCAGCGAATACCAGTTGAATACTGGATCATCATTAAGAAAGCACTTTCACATAATTTATTTGTTTCATTTGAATTATGACCATAGTGACCATGTGAATTAGATTGATGACCAAAATAAAAAGATTGTTCTAACTCATCGTATAATCTTTTTGCTTGTTTATCAGTCATAGCTTTTGGTTGCTTTGGTGAATAATCAATCTTAACTTTTTTAAAAGAGTTGTGAGGTGAGATCATCCAACCAAGTTGCTCTGCTTTTTCTAAAAGATTATTTAATCTAGCACGAACATGTTTAGACTGACGTTTAGAAAATTTATGTTTAGTTCTCATTTCATTTAAGAATAAATCATACCAATCTAAAGTAATAATTTTTAATGATGTGTTTGCACCATAAGGTAATATAGAAAACAAAGATCTAATATCATCTTCATATCTATTTTTTGTTGATTGTTTAATACCATCTTTTGCAAGTGGATCGTCTTCTTTGTTTGTAACTTTTAGATCCCAATCCTTTTGCAATCTTCTATGGCAATCTCCTAAGTTATGACTACCAATATTTTTTAATGCAGCATCTGCTTCCTGGTTAAAAGATCTAGCAGCTTCTTTGCATTCAGTTCTAGTTTTACGAAACAATGTTGCATACTTAATCTTACCATTAGGATATACACCATTGGGTACGGTAACTTTAAACATCTTTTTACCGTGGTTAGTACAAGGTCTTATATTCATTTCTTTCTCCTTTTATTCTATTTTATATAAGCATTCTGCCATGATTTGACAAGACTTTGCTATGGTTTTGCTACGGATTACAATAGCATAATGTTGGTATATCATTAGAGTATGTACTGTAAAAGTTACGGTTTTCTGCCAAATAATCAAGGTATACTTAGAGGTGTGACGGTCTTGAAAACCGATTAACAGTTATATTTTCTGTGGATAAAATTGCTTGCTATGGTCGTGCTATGGTTTTCAAACCATTACAAACTGGACAACTAGTTTGTAGTTTTTTTAAGTATCTTACAAAAGTATATGGTGAAACACTCTTTAATTCACCGAGAACAGGAGAAAGTTTTTGCACCCTTAACTTTGTAACAGGAACATTGTAAAAGATTAACCAGGCTGGAATACGAGATCTTTTTGCTAGTTTAATTGTGACTGAACAGGTCTTATGTGTTTGACCTTTATCAAATGCGTGTTCAATTAAACATAAAGGTTCGTAGCAGTCTTTGCAGCATGGTACGAGGTCAATGTCGACAGCGGCAATACCTGAATATTGCCGATGCCATTCATTAAATTCTGATCCTCTGCTGTGATATATTTTTCTAGGCACTGATTATAACCAGTGTGGAAGACACAGCATCATAACACCCAGATAGATAACTACTATCATTAACTCTGGTTTCATTTTAATTTTTGCACAGAGAGAGAACTAACACCTTTTTATTTAAAAATGTTAATTCTTCTTCGCCACAATTTCTTTTGCGTAGTCT